CCTTTTATAGATGATGACCATCTTTAACAAAAATACCCATCAGGCCGTCTTTCTGACGACCTAGTGGGTACTTTGTGGGGGGAATGAAGCGCTAAATACTCATCGGCGAGATACCTTGCACCTTATTCCCTACAAAGTACTCATTAGGTAGCCAGTAGGGGCCGATGATGGTTGGTATTTTTGTTTGCGTTTCTTTCTTATTTTGCTGGTACAACCATGACATTTGATCGATGTTCATTTCTGAACACAATCGCTTCTGCCTTGTCTGTAAACCGTTTTGATGGACGAGAGATCGTGCCATCAGTTGCCTTTACTTCGTACGTTACTTCAACCTCATCGATTGAAGAATCTGGTACTGCAGTGTATTCAGGGCCTTTCTTATCGAGGAACTGCTTGAGTTCATCTTTTTGATCAGCGCTGTATGTACGGATGTACTCACGTCCTTTCAGTACTGCCATTGCACCTTTTGTAGGTGCTGGAGCAGGAGCTGGTTTTTCTTTGAGGAACGGAGCTGCTTCTTCGGCGTCCATCTCAACAGTATCACCAAGTGCGATACCATTTTCGATGAGCTCAGGCATTGCATCAAGCACGTCCTGGGTAACTTCTACTTCAACCTTTTCAGGAATAGTATCAGCTACAACTTTTTTTTCTGCTGCTTTCTTTTTTGCTGCCATAAAAGTGTATTTTTTTATTTACTTTATAAAAATTACTTCATTGCACCGCCGCGCCGATAACGAACGTCATCTGCAAGGGCTCTGGTTTGAAATGCTGGGTTCGTCGCATCTGGCGCAATAGCATTGCCACCACTTGCTCGATCAGATTTCAATACAGAAATATCCGCATTGGCTTGTCTTTGGACTCGACCACTACGGATTCTCGCAGGCAACGACAAAACGTCTGAGGTCTTGTCAACAATTTTATTCTTAATTGTTTTCATTATTGTTGCCATGGCCACATTATACCATATAAATATAATGCAATACTATTTTTGACCCTTACCATCAGTGATCTTGTCGATCTCTTCATCAAGCATTCCATTGATACGTTCAAAACGAGCCTCAATACTTCGTCCCTCGAATCGATCAAGATAGAATTGGTGTACATCGCGCTCCTTAAAGAAGGCTTTTCGTTCTTCCTGGCCCATTTCTTCATCAAAAGAGAGGAATTGATTGATCGTATCAATACGTTTTCGTGCATCATCAATAATAGCAATGACTGCTGCATTCTTGGCAAGATCTGAAAGAGCAACAAGACGGCGGATATTCTTCTCCACCATATCAATCCACTTGATGGATCCATTGTCCTCATAGTAGTACTCTCTCAGTGTCTTCAATTTTTCTTTGATTTCTGTATTCATAGGATTATTGTAGCGGTGCTACGGGTTGATTTGCTGTGGGATCGACTGCCGCAGGGATACTATTTGGTAATCCTCCCGGTGCTGCACCTGGCTGTGCTGGTGCTACTGGTGCACCTCCTGGCCCACCCATACCTGCTCCTGGAGCGGCTGGTGTTGCATTAAACGCTGCCATTTTCTTATCTATGATCATAGAAGCTACCGTACGAGCTTCATTTTGTGCCACGATTGATCCATGGGCAGTAATGTAGTCGTATATCGCATTTTGTACCTTGAGGTCATTGATCTCAAGTGCCTCGTCGAGGAGCTTCTGACAGAATGCGATATTTGCGCTCTGGTTGAGTTTTGGCTTCACACCGCGTGCAATATCATCAACTGCCTTTGCTGCCTCTGCAATGAGCTCCTGGCTTCCTGCAGGTACGTTTGAGAAGGCTTGCTTGAGTTCTTCATCACTGTATCCTGCATTTTTGAGGATCTGTATGTCTTTCCATCGAGGGTTTGCAGTCTGTACGAGTTGAAGAGCAGCAGCTTTTCGAGCCCCTTTTGCAAGAGATTCCTGAAGTTCATCGTTTCCACCCTTGATTTTGATACCGAAATCACGATTTCGTTTCTTATCAGCAGGAGTAAACTCATCCCATTCGATACCATCACTTCCCATCATCTGAATAGCGATAGGCTTGGTGATGCAATCATCAAACGCTTGGATCGCGCGGTATGCAATCTGTGCCCATGCTTCCTTGAAAGACTTGTTGTAGAGGCTCGCACGCTCTTCAATCTGCTTCATTTCACCAAAAAAGATACCAACCTTCTGATCTGCAGGCTTGTTTTGCTGTTGCTGGGTAGTAGTCCCTGTCTTTTGAGAGGTAAATCCATCGAGGAATTGCACCAAATCGAGTGATCCACTGAGCTCACCAACTTCAAACCGGTAGATACCATCTGCTGCTTTTCGTTTTCCACCCTTAGAGTCAAATGGTACAAGGCCATCAGGACGCCAGTCTTGCAGTGCCTCAACATCGAGGAACATTTCAGGGTCGTATGCACGCTGTCCAGTGTTCTTCTTCTCGCGGTTATACAGCTCCTGGTTGAGGAGACGGTTGATAGTGATACCAATAGGACGAGCATCATCGCACGGTGCCTTAGACCAGAATACTCGAGCTTCTTCATGGGTATGCCATGACACATACGGCCAAAGAGCATCTCCAGTTGACGGTACAACAGGGAAAATCTCTCGAAGTGGCTTCACGCGAATCCATGTACCAGTCATTTCTTCAAACAAACAGTACCAACGTACGCCCTTAAACTTCAAATACCACTGACAGAATTTGTATAGATCCTGTCCTACATAGTTATTACTCTGAGGATCAAGCCCAAGACCACGGTGACGATTGAGACGCTGTGCATTTGAGTCTTCATTTTGCTTGTATTCACTCGGATTGCCCATCGTTAGGAGCTTGTGTACCTGCGCTTCGTCGTACCATCCATCGATAACACCCTCAAGCAATTCTTCTCGAGTCTTAAATACGTTTTCTACTCCACAAAAGAGGTGACTTTCAAGATCACCACCTCCTCCTGGTTCGCAGTGAAAATCATAGTAGTCAATTGCATCAAAATTGAGTCGGAACTCATCGTCATATACTTCGCCATAGATGCTGTATGTACCTACACCTGAGAATAGGGCCAACTTTCGGCACCAACGGTCTTTGAGGGCCCATTTTGCACTTGGTAGTGTACTGTTTACCTGCTGATCAAAGAGTGCTTGGTACTTTCGAGCACTGTTGTAATCTGCTTCATCCTGCGGAGTGATCTCCACTTCCGGCATATCATCGAGCTTTGCCATGAGTCCATCAACAAACCCCGACATAAAGGGAAACGATTCATTGAAAGGGTTGCGTATTTGCTTCTTTACGATACCGAAGTACAGATCTTCAGACTCCCCGATGTCTTTCATACGTGGCAGTTTGTATTGTCGTGAAGTACGAAGCTGCACCTTGGCAGTCTTTGAAATCTGATCACATAGATCGTACGTAACCTCGGGGACTTGAATCATTAAATCAATGGCCGATGATTTAATTTATAAATACTTCGCACATTATACCATTTTAATTCTACGCCACATAGGGCTTTTGTACACCAGCAGCACCAGCATTGGGTGATTTGTATATTGCCTTCTTGTCTACTGCCGACAGTGTAGCATGATGACGTGTCTCCCATCCCAATACAGCAGCCATCAAAAGGTCGAAGTGGCGTGTCATTCCTTCCTGTTTTGTAAGTGCACGGAGCTGTTGTTTGGTGTAGCGATACATCTCAGTCAACAGATCAATATCAAAGATCTCAAACTCTCCTGCTTCAAATGCTGTCTTGTATTGAGAAAACGCATCACTCTTGGTACCACTCGTGGTACGCCATCCGTACTCTTTTTGCACTGCCCCAGAAGTCTTGTTCTTGACTTCACGGGTGTACATATTCCAATACTCGAGGTTTATGAGCTCACCAATAGTCGCATACCCTGTATTGTTAATGACGGACAATCTCATGGGCGAAAGTACTCGGAGGGATCTCATTGTTTTTATATGTCCCAACGATACATGCTGGTTTTTGGCTGTGATCAAAGATAGCAGTCGTACATGAGTCGGCACCAATACCTTCAGACGTATCAGCTCCGAGTCCATAACGATGCTGTGCATTGAAAATGTCCCATGTTTTGAAGCCTGCCACTTCTTTTTTAGGCTCACGAGCTTTATCCATTGCAGCACGTACCTTTGCACGATCGAAATAGTAGTCACCTGATTTGCCCGGATCATTCATCGCTTCCGTCTCAAATACAGCATCTCCCCAGTCTTCACGCTTCTGCTCAATAGCAATAACATGTTCTTCACGGGGTAATCCTTCATTGATTTGTGCAGCTTGTTGTTTAGTCATAACGTATTTTCCTTTCCATGCAGGTACGCGTTGCCCCATAGAGTCCTTCACTACCATAGGTATATCTCTCACCAGTTTACCACGTTTGCCAGTCAATCGCTGACGAATGTGTGCAATAGTGCCTTCTTCAGTGATGTAGTTTCCGAGAAAGAGCTGTGATCCAGTGTTTTGGAGACCAGTGTTCACCTCATCCGTATGCTTGATAACCTTCTGAGTCATCGCAATAGATTCCTTTGTGATGTTGTTTTCAATATCGTCGTATACGAATAGATCAGGTCGATTTTTCCCACTCACACGTCCTCGAGCAGAAATCTGTGTGGTGAAGCATTCCACTTTCACCTTGTTGGTCGTGATGAATACGCTTCCTCGCTTGATCTCGGGTGCATCTTCTTCCTGCTCTTCTTTTGTTTTGAGTGCCTTTTTCTTTCGATAGAGGTAGCCAAAGTCGCGCAATATCTTCTTGTTGGTCTGCAAATGGAGCGTTACGTCGAAAATAGCACTCTCCGCGTTCGTCCCATCGTATGAGTCCCATGCAATATAGTTCTTTTTCTTATAGCAAATGCACCAGACAACGAATATCTTGGCAATAGTGGTCTTCGCGCTCTCTCGAAAGGCGATCCATAACACGTCTCGGAGCTCACCAGAGACGATCTTCTCGCAATCATCAAAGAAGTCCCAGTGAAAGTCTGGTGTTTTGTAGGTAAAATAGTCGTTGAAGTAATAAAAAGCGAAATACGCAAAGCTCTTGCCGCAAATATAGTGGCGTTCATTCATCCGTTTGTCGTCTCGGATGATTGCCATTACTTCAGGATCGAGCTTTGTGATCATTTTCTTTTGAGTGGATGCTTGGTAAGCACCGTATTACCACTTGGAAGTATTGCAACGACCAAAACATATGAGGACAACTCCCACAAATATCGCTGCATGTTCAAAAAGTACCCTGATATAGTTGGAGGGGTATGCTTCACATATTCTCGATCTTCTTTTGATGCTTCTTGTATCATAATGATTGATTGATTAGCTCACTAAGTGCCTTATGAAATGAGATCAGA